TCATTTTTAGTGTAGTCTCCCTTGCCAGGAATAACGTGACGTACACCGCCTTTTGGATTTTCGCAATCACCTTTTTTTCTAGGAATAAGATGAACGTGCGGATACATCACAGTTTGTCCTGCCGCTTCACCAACATTTATACCTACATTGTAACCATCAATAACTCCTTTGGCTACATTGTCATTGCCTATTTTAATTGCAAGTTCAACACATCTAATAATTCTTTCTTGTGTTGCTTCTTTAGGAACAATCAAAGAATGTCCTTCTGTAACAGGAAATCCATCATTATACCAAACCATATCTTTAAAATCATACACAACATCAGTCCAAGGTGCTCTACCTTCTTCTTTTGCTATGTCTAGTGTGTCTACTTTAATCATTACCATTGCTCCCAAGGAAATACAATCCAAACAGGGTTTTCTTTTTTATTAATATTGTAGCACCAATAATCTAGTTTGTCAAACTCACTTGGATCATTATGTATTATACTGGCAAATTTAAGATTATCATTACTACCAATTGCTTCTGTGATGTGTTTAAATGTTGCACCGCTATCATTAATATCATCAATTACCAAAACTTTCTTATTGCTGTTTAGTGCTTGATTCAAGTTGTCTAAATTTGGTGTTGCTTTATAATCTCTTAATCTAACATCTAATACTTCGTGAGGCACATGAAGTCTATGGCTCATATAAATTCCTGGGATACATCCACCTCTATTGATTCCCATAACAACGTCAGGCTGAAATCCTGCTTTATCCATTTGTTCACAGATTTTGTCCATGCCATTTCTAATCTGTATCATTGTAAAATATTGTTTATTTTCCATTAGAACTGATCTCCTCCTGTTTTCGTTTTCCAATCGTCATAACATATACGGAATACATTTCTAAACTTGTCATATGCTATCTTTAATGACGGATATTCCGCACACATTTCTTCTATGTCTTTCAAACTGGGTACACTGTCTTCAAAAGGTCTTGGTGGAACGTAATCATCAAATGTAAAATTTTCCATGCCTTTGCCAGCATCTGCTCTCAACATATCTGTCATATCCATTGTGTCCGTAGTGCCAATCGAAGCACCCGATGGTGTGACACCATAACTTACTGTGTAGGTTTCGGATGCTGGTGTCCAACTCTGTGTTGTGGCATCATCAGGAAACATATAAGTTATATTTTCTTCTTTATCCACTATGTCTTTTTCTGTAATTTTTTTAGTTTTAGTCATTTTGTAACTCCTCTGTAATATATCGTTTAAGTTCATGATCACCAACATTGGTTGGTATCTCGTTTTTATAAAACAATCTGTAACTGTCGGAACCATATTTGCCAATGCCATATAATTCAGTGGCATCATTTCCATTCCAATTATCAAATTGCTCACTCATTCTGTATATTCTTTCTGCTTTCTTTTTCTGCATTCCTAATGGTTGAAGCATCTGCTCCAATTCAGAAATGTTGGCAGAACTGAGAAGTTCTGTGTGTGTTGCCCATTTTTTAAACAGTTTGGGCAGAACTGCTTTTACTTGCTTTCGATTGGTTAGGTTTAAACAAATAACCCCAACCATGTGTTGCCACACATTAGAAACCTGTTGTTGAACCATCAGGTGATCCAGCATTAGTATAACTCTTCAACTTTATCGCAGATTTTTAGTTTTAATGCTTCTTTGGCATCCAACCAAACATCTTGCGGTGGCAATAGCACTTCTCTAATTTGTTTTTCACTCATTCCTATACACTTTTTATAGTGTTCGATCATTCTTCTTGTGCTGAGTTCAAATTCTTTTACTCTAGCATACAGTTCATGTTCTTTACCAGCACTGCCCCAACTGTATTGATGTGACAGTATTGAAGTGTTTGGTGTAAGTATTCGTGAACCTTTTTTACCTGCTATGAATATTAAAAATCCACACGAAGCAATCAGCCCAAGTCCAACAGTTTTGATTGGTATAGTGCTGGCTTTCATTGTGTCAATCAAAGCAAATGCGGCGTGTACATCTCCACCTGGTGAATTGATTATAATTGTTAGTTGTGGTAGCCTTGTGTCTGCTAGATTATGATTCATAATCCATTGTAAACAATTTCTACAAGATTCCATAGTGATTTCTTCCATCAACACATATACTCCGTTTGATGCAAGATTATTGGTTTGACCATTAGTTGGTGCGTTCTTTTTACCCATGTGATACTGCTCCATATAGTTTTGCACCTGAAAAGAATTGTTCTTTCAATTTCTGCTTTTGTTTGATAACAGCAGGCACGTATTTTTTATAATTTTCCATATAATCAACAATTTTGTTAATGATATGTTCTTTGTTTACTCTGTAACTTTCCATATTCTCTGTCCAATTGCTTGGATATAAGAATTCTTTCATTGCCATTTCTGAATAACTCAATCTATCTGGTATCATAGGAATCACATTCACTATTGCTCCTTCATACCAACTGATACCTAACGTTTCTTGTAGATTGGCACTGAACATCAGTTTTGCTTCACCTAATAAGTTGTGATATTCGTTTTTAGTTAATGGTTGTTCTTGACACACCACAAATTCATATTGCGGAAGTGCTCTTTTTAAATCATCAAATATAGCAGGCTGTTTTTCTGGAGCCAATCTATGTGGGAATAAAATTTTGTTCTTTTTGTCCATATTTTGATACATCTCTAAAGTGGATTCCATATACTCCATGGGCCAACCAACTCTACACACTTTGTCACCTCTGTTTGGATTTAAACCTGTATAATGTTCTGCTTGTGGAAAACTTTTAGCAAATAAATCGATATGAAACTCTGTGGCAAAAAAATTGTGATCAAACGTATCAAACATTGCCTGCTCTGTGTTTCGCACCCAAGGTTTATTGCCAATCAATCTTCCTAAGAAGTCTTGTGGATCATACGATCCGGCGTGCCACATACCACCTATTTTAATTTTAACTTTTAGCAATTCAGCCATATACTTTAATTGTAGCACAGTGGGATTCCAAGCATCTGTGTATAAAAAGTAATCGCCGTCTTTCACTTTGCCATCACAGAACAGTTTACCTATCTGTTGCATCTGATTGGCTTTGTAGACATTGGTACCACCAAAGTTTAAAAAAGCACCTGGTGTTGTGGCTTGCGGAGTGTCGCCTCCACTGATTGTTACAACTTGATGATTGGTTGCTTTTTTCAACTGTCGAGGCAAGTGTGTCTTCCACTCCTTGGTGTATCTTGTGTCAACTGCTTCTAAATCTACAATATAAATTGTCATCTGTCGTTCATACTTAAAATAAATGTTAGTCCAGCAAAGGCTCCAAAGGCTAAGAAATAGATATCACTCAGCACTTCGTTTCCATTATCATATAACGGATGTGGCATAGTAAGACTGTATCCTACTAGACACATAAAAGCAATAATACCTGAAATGTAATTCAAGTGTTACTCCTTATGATAAATGATCTCACTCCCATTTTCGCCATCCTCACTAACATTAATAATAACATCTCTTCCTGGATATTTCTTACCAATTTCTTCAGCCAAGTCGTCGCTCATCATTTCGCAAGATTTGTAATCCAACTGTAATGTTTTTTCTGCATACAGTTTTTCTAACCATCTTTTGAATTGAATAAATTCTATATCTCTATCATTGTGAAATACTTCGATCTCTACTTTAAAATGAAATATATGTCTGTGAGGGTAGCCTAAAAAAGACACATCATATTCATCTCCTGTTGCAAGTGCTGGATCTTCCAGTGCGGCAGGATATTTGTGAATGCCTTCTTTTTTAAATGTTACCCATATAAATGTTTTATGTTTATTCATAGTTTATTATAGCAATTTTATTCGTCTGTGTCAACGTCAATTACTGTATCTCCCACATATTCTTTCCAATCTGTATAGTGCATATCTTTCGTAATTTCTTTTAGATTTCTACTCCAAACTCCTGTGTTTGAATGTCCCCAAGTCACGTCATCTATTTTGAGTGTTGCGTTGCCATTCACTTTGTATATGTTTGGAATTTTAGCACTGATCATTGGAATAAATTTTTTATAACTCATTAAACCTGTGGCTGTAACTTGTTCAATATATTCTATACCAAAATCAAGTGTAATCCAAAAGTCTTTTTCTAATAATGCTTTTATCATTTCATACCAAGGTTTTATGTCTTCTTCTTTTTTAATAATAAAACTTTGACTGGTTCCAAAGTAGATGTGTTTGGCTTTGTGTTCCACAGCCAATTTAGCAATCTCTTCCACAGGTCTGGTGCCAACCACGAACAGTGTTTGCCAACCTTTTGCCACTGTGTTTTCTATTTCAGTTCCTGTAAAGTAAATTACCTGTTTTCTTTTTGCTGTGTCTAAAGCCATTCAATATATCCTCTGTTGTATCCTGGCATTCTTTGATTGCCTTCTTTGAAAGCATCCTGCCACTCTGTTGCTCTATCGTATCCTTTACTCCAAAACTTGTCTACATTAAGTACACCTGTTTCAATCATTTTAACTGCCATCTTCATACATCTTTGAAAATTCTTTTGTCTAGGAGATGGAAATATCACTGTATTAGCATTCCATAACAGTTTGCTGAAAGATGTTGTTACTTTGTTTGTTTTTTCAGATGCTAACACAATTAATCCTTGTGGCTTTACAATATCACGCACAAATACTTCATCTCTGGTATTCAAATCTATCACAATATCATATGCACCTTCAAATGTATCTTTAAGTGTATCACCCCACAGTTCTTTATTGCTACTGCCTATTACATCTATTTTAAAGAAATAATTTGCTTGTAAATATTGATGCACGACCCAACTTAAAAAGCCACTTCCAATTATACATATTCTGGCTTCTTTATTATTTCTTTTTTCGAATTGCTCTTCTTCCTGCATCACAACATTAAGTCCACAAGCCACAGGTTCTATTATGTATTTAGGTTCAGCATCAGGCACACTCACATAAGTGCCTTGATCAGCATTGTATTCATCAGCATAAGCAGGCTCGCCTCTGGTTGCTACAAAGTCTCCCACTTGTACATCATCCACAGCACTTCCTACTTCCAATACTTTTCCTAATCCTTCATGTCCTTGCATACTCAACGGAAGTGGACCAAAGTTACCATTCATCATATCTATATCACTACGACAAACTCCAGTAAAAATACTTTTTACTCTTATTTGAGTATCTTTGATATCAGACAATTCAAAATCTCCTTCTTGGAAATTGCCTTTACCTTCAGTGTGTAATATTTTTACTTTCTTCATTTATTCTTTCCTGTATCCATAAATCTTGTTCTAATTGATTGTTCCAGAACATATCGTCATCTAGATGTATCAAGCAATCTCTAATCATATTTTCATATGCTTTCTCTGGACACAATCCAAGTTGTATTGATTTCAAATGCGATTCACCATTTTTGTAAAAATGCACAGCAACATCATCCATCATATTACTTTTCCAGTTGGCGTATAGTATATAGGTTTTCTCACCGTTTGTCAATTCCATTACTGCTGAATCATCCACATTGTACACACCATTCTGGTTGACCACTCCGTAATCTGTACCTGTACAATCTGATATATTCCATCTTTGTTCTAAACGATATTTGTGAGTTTTAAATTCTTGATAATTTTGTTTGTTTGCTGATATCAATATGCTCATCAAGTGTGGCAGTAAATCTCTACTCACACCGCCAAATGCTTTGTCTTTATCTGTGAACCATGTGCCTGGACCAGGTATTCTATTTTTATTCACCCAATTAATCTGTACTAAATCACTTGCCTCACACTGTTCAGTAATTTGTTGTATATTGTCTCTCCACATATTATTCTTGGTCATCATAAATCTTGTGGACTTATTTAGGTTCGTAAGCAATCTCCAATGATTTACTGTGTCGACACCTGGCTTTTCCACAAATACTATTTTGGTATGTTCAGCAACTTTGAGTGCAGTTTTGTAATGTAAAAAGTTTGGCACACATATATGAGCAGTATCAAATTGTGGATGTGTTGCTAATGCTGTGGTTAACTCTTGAAAATCTGGTTGCGTTGCTGGATTAGTATCCACAGTGACAACTTCATGACCCATCTTAATAAGAATGTTCTTGTATAACTGTCCGAATCCTAATCCAACAACTAAACTTTTCATTATGCTTCTAATGACTCTTTCATTTTGTTTAACTGAGTTTTGAGAAACAACTTGATCTTTTTAAATTTTAAAAGAAGTTGTTTAGTGTCCCATGATCTATCATATGAACGTTCCGATTCCATTTCGTCCACTTTCTTTTTGTACCATGTGTACTCTTTCTCAACAGCCTTTAGTTTTTTGCTTTTCTTTTTTGCCATTTTACATCTCCTCCATTATTCCTAATACTTCAGCACCTATCAACAAGATACCTGCTAATGCAATAATTTTAATTCCAGATAGTGCCATCAAGCCATATCCTACGAATCTTATTCCGCTTTTAGCAATAGAAAACTTAAAATGTTTAGAACTTTTACTTTCTTTTGGTTCAGCCATATTATACCTCCTCAAATAAGTTTTGAAATTGTGTGCTGGCGTTCACGGTCTTCTTACCAGTTGCTCCTCTTGTGCCAATAATTGACATCCAGAATCTTGAAAATTCTTCTATTACAGCATTGGCTTCATCTCTACTGCTGGTGGCAAACACAGCATTCACAATGTCTCTAAAAGCAATTCTGTCAAATTTTTCTTCCACCAACATTTTAGGATTTAATCCTGCGTCATACTGTCTATTGGCTTCCTGTACTGCTGAAATATGCATCCAAACATTGTGAGCCATCTGTAATGTGTAACTGAACGAATCCCATGATGTTCTACCTTCATTGCCCATTTTGTTTAAATCGCCTGGCTTGTAACAAGTGACATCTTTCAACATCAATCTTTTGCTGATAGCACTGTCCTTAAATGATTCAAATATGCCTTTTTCCAACACAGCATCTCTAAATAATTTTGTTTCTGAAGCAAATGCTTTATCATCCACACTAGCCTGCATTCTATAAACCCATTTCTTTTTGTCTTCAATTTCAATGTCTGTGTAAATTTGTCCATTGGCACTGGCTAAGAAAGGAGAAGCACAATCAAATGTGATCATAAAGTTTGGATTGTGATACTTTCTAATTGCTCTTTGAACATCAGTTAACAGCACTGCCCACTCTAATTTACTTGTACCTAGGAAGTGCATACAGTCGTGTACACCTTTTTCTAATAATCCATCAAATCTCAATGCTACCAAACGTTTCAATGTCAAGTGTATGTCGCACATATTTTGACCACCCATTGCCCAACCATTAAAGTGTGTGCTGGGATATTTTTTAGGATCACAGTAGTCTTTCATCTGTGCATACCAATCATCTGCTTGTTGGAAGTTTTCACCTTGCAGTACATTTAAAAATTTACAATTACCATTTCTATTTTTCATAAAATAGTCATTGTTTATTTTTGTACCGTCGACTGCTTCTTGATATGAATTAATTTTACTTGCCGCCGCACCTGCTGGAGAACGAGATACCCAAGCCGGAATATCAAGAATCATTCCATAATCCATATTGCCATCCATAAACGCCAACACTTGTTCACGTTTCTTTTTAGCCTTAGGACAGTTAGGATCTTTCCAATCACCTTCCCAAACACCTTTACCAATCTGGAAACCACCTGAGTCACCCAGTACCCAATTGTCTTTTCTATCTCTGTTTCTGATGATATCATCTCTTACAGAGAAATGTTTCATATTCAAGTCTGCATGACCCGCCGAATACAAATGCCATTTGTAATAGAAATAAGTATCCTTGGACTTCATATAGTTCAAACCTTCAACACCATGTTCAAAGTTTTGTGGTACTCTTTCTGGTTTAATATAACCTTCTTCGTGTCTTGCTTTACCTAAATCTCTAGCATAGAAACTGCTCAATGCAGGAAGAAAAGTTGCATAGTCTTTTTGCTGTTCGGTTAAGTTATCAGTTGGTATGATTTTCTTATCCATATTATCCAAAAGCCTTTATTGCTAAAAGTGGAACAAGCCAAGGATAGACCAAGTGTTCAATCAACTCATATATTACTAATGCTGTAAGTATAATTGCCCAAAGTTTAGATGTCTTTGCTTTTTTGCTGACATATTTAAACACCTTAGAATGCCATTCACCTATCCTTGAAACAATGCCTGTCTTCTTGTTCTTTTTAGTTTTAGCCATGTCTCTTATTTCGTTTGTGCAGGCAGTATGTAATTGTATTCACCAATTCCACTGTCTACTGTTATCTGCATTGCTCCTTGATCAGAAATACTCATCTTAATTTTGCCATCAAGACTTAAAATACTGATCACCTGTTGTATAGGCCAACTCCAAGTATTTTTCAATTCTTTGTTCACATTCATTTCAAATATAAATGAACCTGCGTGTGAATTAGCATCACCAAAGAAGAAACTTAAATGTTTGTTGCCTTTTGTTGTTGTACAATCAGTTGTTTTAACAGTGAACACAGTTTCTTCCACGTGTGCCGCCGCCTGTAATTTCAACCTTTGAATTGATGCTATTCTTGGTTCAAATTCAATATCCCAATCAGAACCTTTAAATTTAACAGATTTTAATTTTTCATTAATAATTTCAGTACTCATAAATCTGTAATCATTTTTAAAGTCTCCACCTGCATTTTCAAAGTGAATGTGAGTTGGAATAGTCTTGCCATTTCTTTCTGCTGACTTAACTTCAATTTTTGCTTCTTTTTGATACTCTGGGCATTTTAAATGCAAAGCCAGTTTATCTAAATTAGGCATACCAAACACACCATCAAATTCATTTACTTTGTTATTTGTGTTTGCTGACAGAATAACTGATCTGTCTTCAGCCATACTTTCTATTTTTGTTTTTTCTTCGTTGCTGATTTTCACTAGACTTAAAAAGCCAAGCGAATGTGTATGAGCAACTATGTCTTGTAAGATATCTTTCATTATATGTTCTCCTTGTTACTATTATAGTTAGGTTTTGGCAAAAAGTCAATGACTAATTGTTCCATCTACTTTTCACTCCAAAATGTTTGTAGGCCTTCTGAACACTTTTGGCTTGGAAGTAACAATCCGCCAATGCGTTATGAAGTTCCATTTGTATGTCCTTTCTTGGATCTTTTGGCAACATATTAAACAGAGTTCTTGAATCTCTGATTTGCCAATAATTCCAAGGACATGGTTGACCCATTTGTGCATACAAATTCTGTAATATGGCGTAATCAAACAGAGGACCTTGACACCAAAGTTCGTCCAATCCAACACACCATTTGTTTAATTGTTTAATTGTGTCTTCTAGTGATACTCTATCTTCATCACCTAACGCTTCTTCTCTAATTTTTTCATCTTGTCTGCCCCACCATTCTAGTGTGCCTTCATCCACGTGTCTATTCAAATGCGATTGTTCATCAACATTTAATCTTATGTACAGTCCTGAATGAGGTTCAGCATCTGTGTAAGGATCAAATTTAATTGCTCCCAATGTCAAGACAGTAGCATCAGGTCTGGTGCTGAGTGTTTCTAAATCTATCATTCCGTGTGTTGACATTTATTCTCCAAAATCAAATAGGTTGTTGAATGTGTTATTACTTTCAGTTGACTTGATATCCCAACCTAATACACCTAACAAGTTTCCAAGTTTGTTATCAATAATAGTACTCTCCATCGATGCGTCATCAAAAGGAAGTTCTTTAAACCATTGTGGTAATCTTAATTCATCTGTTGGATAAGCCACACTTGTATAATCCAATGGATTCTTTTTAAGTTTACACACAATAACTTTCATACCATCCATAATCTCTTGCGAGTACTTGTCACTGTTCATACGCTTCAATGTGTTCCAATTAATACTGGCTCTCACGTGTCCTGGCATATTTGCTTTGCCTTGACGTGCTTCTTTTTTCGCATATTCGGCAATGTTGTTTGCTCTACGTGGAGAACCTTTTTCCCAGCCTGGTCTAGTTTTGAATTCATTTCTAAAACGTGTTATACTGTCTAACACTTGTTCCTCTGTGTTTCCTGTAAGTACCATCAATAATAATTCAGATAAAAAATCTTGGATATAAACAGGAGTATCTGATCTTTTTAAATCAAGACCCATTGCTTTGATCTTGCCTGGTTTGCCATCAACATCTTGTCTGTAATTTTCTAAATCATATATCAATACAGCATATCTTTTCTTTGTGATAAACAATCCTGATGTGCTGACTGATTCTCTACCTGCTTGAATTACTTCAGCTCTTGATTTTAAACAATGAAATGCTTGTCCCATAAATTTTTTAAATGAATTATTCACTTCTCCTGCCACTTGATCATACAATTTTACAACTGATTCTTTAGTCCAAGGTATTTGTCCTGCATCTATTTCTTTTTTAAGAACTTCATATGCTGAAAAATATGCGGAGTCTGTATCACCATATATTATTGCTTTGCCTACGTGATTGTATTCACCTGTTATAACTTCGTTAATTTTTGCCGCCATGTGCTTACTGATCTGTCTGCCGGACAATGTGGTTGATTGTCCAATACGTTTATCAAAGAATCTACAGCCTGGATTTAAAATAGCACCATATAAACTGTTCAAGTTAATTTTTTTAACAAGTTGTCTTTTATCCCAAAATTCTATTTCTGCACTGTTATCAGCCTCTTTGGCTTTTTTCAACATTGCCTGCATTTCTTTTCTTTCTTTGTACCAACGAGCCAATAACCCAGGAATTACTCCTTCAAATTCACTTGTAAATAATGTGCCATTGGCACTCATCATCATAGGATTGTTGCTGTCAAAAATCATTTTATAAATTTCTGCACCACTCATTACTTCTGATTTTCCATCTTCCCAGTCCACATGGATCGACACATCTTTTCTTTGCTCCATTACTGCATCATATTCTAAACTTCCAAAATGATTTTCCCAAGCCGCCGCAAATGATTTCTTTTGTAATGTCATCTGCTCTTCGATGTATTCATCTGTGTGTGTTGGTCGTAGTTGCCCTATCACAGTTTCAGGAGCCATATTCAAGGCTCTAATCACAGACGGATACAGTGAATTAATATCCATAGATCCTATCCAACTGTGTAATCCTTTTCTTGGATATGCCACATAAGCACCTGCGGCTGTGGTTGAGTCATCATCTCTTTTGGGTCTATTAGGAACCTGTACACCACGTCTGTGTGCTTCATTTATAATTGCTTGTTCTGTAACTGCCACTGCTCCCAGTGTGGTTTGTAGAAGCACTGTGTTGGCGTGTGCCAGTTCATTTGACAGTGCAATGAATCTTAATTTACGATCCAACTTGTCCAACAGTGCCACGTCTTGTCTGTTGTATTCCACAAATGTTCTAAAATCTTGATTGTACAATTGATCCAACGATCCTTCATACACAGTTTTCTTTTCACCTATTTCCCATTCACCTATAGCATCCAGTCTGTATGAATGTCTTTCCTCATAGGTATATTTTCTGTAAAGTTCCAGTGAATCCAAATGCACTCTGCCCACAAGATCATATGTTTCTTGTTCTCTACCATATCTTTCAAATGTTCTTTTCTTTGGCATCTGTTTCCACAAACACAAACGTCTTGTGTCATCTTTACTCATCACTTTCTTAATTCTATTAATAATGTAAGGCAAATCATAACCTTCTGAATTCCATCCAGATATCACATCAGCGTCTTCGATTATATCTAAAAATGCTTGTAACATTTCTGCTTCATCTTTAAACAGATACAAATTGTCTATACCTTTAGTGATCTGTTTAGCCTCTTCGATATCCATTGTTTTAGGTGGCATAGCAAATGTCACAATAGAATTCAACCATTGTAATGATACTGTGATTGCTGTGATGGGCATGAATGGATCACTGGGTTGACTGAATCCTTTTTCAGGATCAAAGTCTGCTTCAATATCAAAAAAAGCAATTTTTAAATCAGGAGCATCTTGATTGAGATAGTTTTCACTCAAGCATTGAAAGATAGGATTAATATCCGATTCAAACAGTGTTTTGTTTCTGTTGATGGCTAATTCTTTATGAAAGTCTTTGGTGTTTTTACAAACGATTCTACTTAATGATTTACCTGTGGTACTTTTAAATTTTCCATTAGGTTCTTCATAATAAAATGTATATTTGATTGGATATTCTTTGAATACTCTTTCACCGTTTTGTCTTTCGACCACTCTTATGATGTCGGCTTGTCTATCAAAATATCCGTCGATGTAACTCATTTATTCTCCTTTTTGTCATTTGTGGCTGACAAAATACCAACGATCACTTGTGGCTGATTAAACCTTACCTTAAATAATATAATAGTATACCTCCGAAACCCATTGCTGTCAAGACTAAATTTGTAACTATGAGTGCCGGTTCCTTCCATAAGAAGGATACTATTAACCAAATTATTCCACCCATTGCCAAAAGCAATGGTCCTACCGGATATAATTCAGGAAAGCCTGCATTTACGAATGTGCCTACAATTAATACTGCCGTTGCTATCCATTTAAGTGTGTTGCCTGTTGTTGCCTTGTTCATATTATTTAGATTCGTACCTATCAAATACTCTATTAATCACATTATTAACTCTTACAAAGTGTGCCGCTTTAGGCATATCTTTAATTCTTCTTGCTCCTATATAAGTGCAGGTACTTCTTACTCCACCTAATATTTGTTCCACAGTGTCTTTGACAGGACCTTTGTCGTCCAGCACAACTGTTTTACCTTCTGTGCCTCGGTATCCATCTTTTCTAGCACCGTGTGTTTGGAAAGCAGATTCTGAACTCATACCATAGAAATATCTCTTACCATCTCTTAATTCTGTTTCACCTTCATCGTGTCCTGCTAACATTCCACCCAACATCACAAAGTGAGCACCACCACTTAATGCTTTAGCCACATCGCCGGGTTGTGTACAACCACCATCAGCAATGATGTGTCCACCTACGCCATTTGCGGCATCTGAACATTCCATTATGGCTGAAAATTGTGGAACTCCTACACCTGTCTGTGTTCTTGTGGTGCATACACTGCCTGGACCTATTCCAACTTTAACAACATCAGCACCTTTAATAATTAATTCTTCAGTCATATTAGGTGTTACCACATTGCCTGCTATGATCACTTTGTCTGGATATTCTTCTCTAATTCTTGCCACAAAGTCCACAAACGATTCATGATATGCATTGGCAACATCGATAGTGATTGCTGGAATATCTGGAAATGCTGACATCACCTGTTTCAGTGTTTGGTAGTCTTGTGCGTTCTCGTCCCAAATTGCTCCAGTTCCTACACAGGCTGAAACGTATTTGAATTTTAATCCTGAACCTGCGGTTTTTTTCCAATCATCTATTGTGTAGTGTTTTCTAATCACAGTCATCATCTTAAATTCTTGTAGCACTCTTGCCATTGAAAATGTTCCAACACCATCCATGTTTGATGCCATGATAGGAACATATGTTAATGTTTTACCACTATTTTTAAATTTAAATTCACGCAGTATGTCCACATCACGTCTTGAACTCAGAGTTGATCTTTTAGGTTGTAGCAATACGTCTGAATAATCTAAATGAATGTTATAGTCTATTCTCATTATTTGTTCTCTAAATAAGCCATCATATTTTCTGGAGTTGTTTGCACATATGGATCAGCATCAGAACCATCATTGTTGATACCTGGTTCTTGCCACCATGCTTCTACAACACCATCGTTTATAACTGCCATATATCTCCATGATCTCATTCCAAATCCTAAATGATTTTTACCAATCAGCATACCCATAAATCTTGTTAAATTTCCTGAACCATCTGGAATTACTTTTACATTTTGTATTTTTAAAACTTCTGCCCAAGCGTTCATTACAAATGTATCATTAACAGAACAACAATAAACTTCGTCAATGCCCATACTTTTAATTTTTTCGTAGTTGTGTTCAAAGCCAGGTAATTGTGTAGAAGTACAAGTTGGTGTGAATGCTCCAGGTAAACTGAACAGCACCACTCTCTTGCCTCCAAAATAATCGTCTGTTGTTTTATCTATCCATTTTCCTTCATCAAATGAACAGCCACCTTCTAATACAGAATCACCTTCTCTTGTTCTAAATGTAACTCTAGGTATCTTAAATCCCTTCATACTTGCTCCTAATTTCGTATCCGCCAAAAAAGTCTTTAGCATTTATGGCTCTATCGTCAATCCAGACATCATAGACTGGTTTTTTCATTTGAATGGAAGTGTATTTTACATTCCATTCTTTGAGTTGTTGATGTGTAAGTTCAGTCCAGTCTTTACCTGAGTTACCACCCCTTGCTGTCCAATAATGGATTTCATGTCCTTTATCATACAGTTCATTCAGTTTAGCAATACGGACATGGTCTGGCTTACTGTCTTCGTAATTGCTGTTTTCATTATAGCAAATTGTATTGTCAATGTCAACCATATATTTCATTATAACCATCCCATTGCTACACTGAATCCTAATATGTTGGCACAAAAGAAATAACTCACCAATATAGTGGGCCAAACTAATTTTCTTCTGTGAAATGTGTAGATTGCCAAACCAGAACCTATCAAAAAGAAAGGATACACTATTCTCATATCTGGATCAGCGGCATTAAGTGCCAAGGTCATACTCGCTATGATATTAACCATTGTGCTGACCATTTCTAGCCAAAAGCACAATCTGTCTTGATGGTATGACTCTTTAAAGTAACCGATTATTTTATTTGTCTCTGCCAACTGCAATAATCAAGTTTTCTAATGAATCGAAGTCATCAGAATATTTGTGCCATTCACCTTTGTGAGCAATTTTGATTGCCTTGTTGATCAGTGCTGGTTTAATTTCTAATTCTTCTGCAACTGCTTTCACAGTATCTTTTAGTCCACCTTGCAAGTCTTCCATTTCAGAAAGTACGTTGGCACCTTCATCAATAATTCTTTTCAATTTTGCTTGTTCTTCTGGACCGTATGTTCTGCCTGCCATTTTGTTTTCTCCTTGTTTAAGTCTTTATTATACTTAATTGTTAGAGGAAAGTCAATGACTATTTTTTGGCAGAACGTTTTTTATCTTGATAGAAGTAGTCGTCGGAATCACCAAAAGTTGTGGATGCTTCGTTTTCACAAAACCATTCTTTGGTGCTGACTTGGAAGTCTGGTCTTTTTAATTCTGCTGGTGTTAATGATTGTTCGTACCAAAGCATTCTGTTGTTTGGTTGTGCAAAATATTGTCCATTTTCCAATCTACCAAAATTGTGTTGTTTGTGTTCGCTGGGTACTTCTGATACTCCTGTGTTCACAGTGTTTGGATCACCATGGCAGGCATCTATTGTGAAAAGATATTCACCTTTCATTCTACCACCACCATTCAACATGATTTCTACATCGCAATTTTTTAAAATAGATTTTGTCCAAACTTGAATGTTGGAACTGAAACTATCCCACAGTGCTAATGAACTTAAAGGTAATTGTTCTTCTTCTTTGATATTGGTGCGCCACACAAATGCTGATAAGGGAAATTTATCGTAACAAGCACCATACTCTGGTAGGTATGCTTCAAACATTAATGCTCTACCTTGTACTGATTTGACTGCTATGATTACTGCTTCTATGAATTCACCATGCCCACGTTTGAGATCGTGTACATACTCTTTTTTCACCCAACACTTGATATATGGAACGTTTGCAACAAAATTCAAGACACAGCCCTCTCATAGTTAGATTTTTAATAACTGTATTTATTGATTATTTTTTAATTAGTGCTGTTAGACTTGGTCTTGCCGCCTGCTTGTCTTTTGCGTCTACCGGCGCAATGTGCCCGTTGTGAAAAGCCTTTGGGATTGGCACAATTGATAGACTTTTTATATTTTTTAGTCCATCCTTCTGTGATCTCTCTGATCAACATTTTAGATTATTTCTTTTTGATTGGAACGCAGTTGTCTACTCTTTTGCCACCCTTCATCTTGGTGCCCATTCGTTTGTAGCCTTTCCAACACACTTTGCCGTCCACACCTTTTTGCTTTTCTGCTTCGTCTAGTGTTTCCCATGTTGGTTTGCCACAATCTTTACAAGTTTTTGTAGACTCTTGTAATTTTGATTGCAATTTGTTTGCTAATGATTCTTTGTAATCTACTGATGCCGCCACTGCTTGTGGTTCTGGTGAAAGATCCACTTTGCTTAATTCTTGAGCAACTTTTGTTAAGTTTGCTTTCAATGTGTTAGCATCAACTTTTCCTTTTGGTGGAAACATTTTTTTCATATCACCTTGAGCATCCATTCTTTGAAATGCTTCAGGGTGTTGTGGTTGAACATATTTTCTTAAATATGCCGCCACTAAATCTGCTGGGTAACCTTGACTTACATCTGCTTGATTCAATGCTACCACTGTGTTTACATCATTAAACAATGTTTGCATTTGAACTTTATTTTGATTGTCTGCTTGTACTTTTGCCGCTGTTGCCGGATCCACTAAACTTTTTGCATATTGTGTTATGTCTCTACCTGCGGCTTTCAATGTGTCTAATACACCTTCGTCTAAGTAAGTTACACTTTCGTTTTGACTCATTAATTCATATTCCATGTAATGATACACAGAACTCAAATAGTCTGATGCCTTAGTAATTTTTGCCGCTACCCAACCTTCTAGACCTTGCTGTTCAGAAACTGATTTCAACATATCGTGAAGTTTGATTGAATATTTTGCCGCTTTGTATAAATCTGATCTTGCCATCTGTACTTCATGGTCCATCTCGGCTTTTTGTGCCATCA